CCGAGCGTCAATCCGGCAGTGGACGTTGAGAGTGCAATGCTGGCGACGCCAGAGGCTTGCCCACCCGTGATAACGAGCGGTTCAACTGCGGTTCCATGCGAGTCGTTATAAAACCGGAAGCGCATTGCTCCCGAATAGAAGAGAATGGAGCCGGTCCGATTGTTCGCCGTCTGCGACGCATCGAACATGTCAATGTCACCACCGCCCGGAGCCGCGAAATTCAAAGTAACGCCAGAATTCGTTACGCTGGCGACAGCCGTATTTGCTGATGAACTCAGCGCACCTTGCACGCTTACATTGCCCGTTGCAGTAACGTCACCTGTCACCGCTAGACCGCTCGACGCTTTACTTACGGTCGGATTTGGATATGTACCGGACAAATCTCCACCGGCAGCGCCAGAAGGCGGCAAACCGCCTCCGCTTGACGATTGAGGGTATCCGCAAAGCGTGAGAAATTTCTTGAAAGTACCAAGATTCATTGCAGCACCCATGCGGTTTCAGAAGTCATCTTGCCACCCGTATAGCCGTACGTCTTGACCCATGTATCTGTCCCGTTCGTTACGGTGTCGGTGTTAACGGTACCGTCGCCGTTATACGAGTACGTATGCGGTAACGCATCGCTTGAAATCATTGTATGCGTTACCGGGTCGTAAATATCCATGCACATTTTCTTATTCCTCGTTGTCAAATTCAAAAATTGGTCGCATCGTACAACGGCAATATGGCGCTTGACCTGGAATACCCCGCTCGCCTGTCTTGGGGCCGTCTAAAAATGGCAGATCGTCAAACGAGAATATTTTACCGTTCAAGTCGTCGCGATGATAAACGCGCGGATGATTCGAGCCCCCGCTATGAACCCATTCGAATTTTTTCACGCCGAGCGCTTGCATACGTGTTGCGTTGATGCTGTTGTATGCCTTGCGCGTTTGGTCCAAGCTGACGTTTTTAGCCCAATTCTTAACCGTTACCCCATACTTATCGAGTTGCGGTTTCAAATCGGCTAGACCGTTGCCCGATTGAATCGAACGCATGACCGCGCCTTGCACGTCGTCGAGATATTTTTTCGGAATGCGTTTTATCAACGCTACATTTTCCGCGACGCTTGCGGTAAGCACATCGCGCAGTCTATCGTTGAAAACGTTAGTTTTGAGCGTCAATAGTCCGGACATTTCGCGCAACGAAGCGCCTAGCTTAACGCTGCTGTCTTTCTCGGCGCGCTCCGTCATGCGTTCGGCGACGGGCTGTGCGATCGACGCAAACAGTTTCGCAAACTTGTCCTGCATCGCGTTAGACAAGATGCGCGCCTGGCTTGCTATGCTGGCATCCATCGCCCACGATTGCCCATCGCCTGCGAACGTCACGAACAAGTTTTCGACTTCGCGCAACACTTCGCGCAACATCGTATCGATGTGCCGTTGCAACGTTTCATTGTATTGCGTTGCGATTGCTCCCGCAACGACAAGCGGTCTGCCCCGCACAACGTCAGCACGTTGCCGGGGCTTCCGAACGATTCGAACTTGTTTATGCGCCATAGAACGCACGCATCGTGTTAGGTAAATGACGACGCATGGCTTCTGAAACTAGCCGTTCGATTTCCGTTTCCATCGCGTCGCCGGTCGGCGCGCTAGCAGTTTCGCTTACCGTCACCTTCCCCGGCGTTCCAAGTTCGGGTTCATTGGTCGGCTGATCGCCCCCAACCGGTTCGCGCTCGCCTTCTTCAATCGGCCGAATCGTGCTGTAACCACTGTTCTTATCGTTGCGCAACCGTTCGTTGATGTCAGCGTCACTGATGGCACCGGTTTGTGAAAGTGCCAAATCGGCCCGCGCGTTCAATTCGTTAATTTCGGCGTATTCCTTCGCGGTCGGCGCATCGAGCGGCATCCACGAAATTGTAGTATTCGCGCCGCCACGCGTACGGCCGAACTTCGGAATGATGTACGACAGCTTCAACAATAAGTGATGACGTTCGACAAACGGCGTTAGCTCATGTTCTTGCATCGATTCGAGCGTTTCACGATACGACTCTTGGTCGTACCCGCCTTCGCTGCTCAGACCGCCCGCCGCCGTCCCCATGATCTTGTTGACAGGTGCGTCACCGGCCGCGCACGCGAGCGCATACTGATTATCGATAACGTCCGACAGGTCGGTCAGCGCGGTATCGAGTTGTTGCATGTCGTCGTCCGCACCCGCGATGTAAACACCGTGGTTATCGCGAGCGTTTTGTAAAAATCCCATCGATTCGTCGAACTTGTCCTTGTTCAACATCATCGATTCGATGTCGGCAATTTTCAGCGTATACAGACGTTTCGTCATAGCCAACAACGGCGCTTCGTTAGCCGTGCGCTCGGCAGCGTAGACGCGTTCCATGATTGCCTGTGGAACTGGAATACCGCCGTACAGATATGCTGGCTTCAAGATGTCGTCCGGCTGCTCAGTTCGGAAGATGCAAAGGTGCGAACGATGATATTTCTTACCGTTGATCATCCACCATGTCGGCTCGTAAAAATCGGGTGCCGACGTATCTCCTGCCGCTTCGGCTGATAAGATAGGTGCCATCCAATACGGGTCACGCATGAACCAACCTTTGAACGAGCCGGGACGAACGCTGTCCGGATTGAACGGTTTTTCGTAAAAGTCAGGGTCAGGCGAGTCTATGATTGGAACGGCGACGCGAATGCCGAACTTACGCCCGTTGTAAGCGTAGTTCAACAGGTGTTTCATCAGCTTGAATTTCTTGTCGTACTTCGCGTACTCAGCGACAACCTCATCGTCTAACGCATCTTCACCGACTTCGTTGATGATTTCAAAGCCTTGTCGGATAGCATCGCGTGCAGGTACGAGGCATATCTTTTTGACGAGCCAATGTTGCGCCACGATCGCGCATGCCTGCGGACCAATATAAGTCTGCGTGCCGAACCATTGAAAGATCGCATCGGGGATGTTTGGTTGTGCCATCCCATACGCCGATTTGATGGCGTTCCAGCCTTGGCTGTCTTCGCAGTCGTCGCCAGTACCGACCGGAATAGGGGGCTTAGGAGCCCATGCGAGTAGATATCGCGTTAGATTGGCGATTAGACTTTCTGACGTTTGAGTCGCCTTGCTGCGCCGCATCGTATCGTTCTGATGCGTGCTGAAAAGTGAACCTTTCGCCAATACTTCGTTGCTGCCGGGTGTAACGACTTCGCGCCGCTTGAACCATCCGAACATGATGATCGCCCTATAAATGACAAACGGCCCATTTTACAATGGGCCGTCTAGGGCGCTATTTCGGTAGGTAATCGTCCGGTTCAGCGTATCGCACGTCTTCGGATTTCAGTCCTGCGCCGCGATGGGTCCGACATCGCTTTGCATCTTCGACCCTAACTCGCCACATCAACAAACGTAGGTACATCGTCAAACTTGCCGCAATCTGTTTTCCCTGCTTATCAGTCGGCTGATAAGCCACATTCGCGTCATCCTGCACCAGCTTATTCGGTTGCCACAGTTCCACATCACCCCCATAACGTAGGAGTCGCTATAGTAACACCAAACCGGTACTAACGGTATTGGTTTTTAATGTTGCTATTTTGTGACGGTAAAAGTTACCTGGGTCATAGCTACAAAGGAGGTGTCCCCGGCTGCATTGCGTCGCGCTTCGTTTGGCGTTTCGTGAAGCGAACCGATACTGAACCGGCCCGATGTCAAACGATAAACATTTGCGTACATGACAATATCTTGCGTCGTTTGCTTCATGCGCAAATTTCCGGTGCCGAATATCGTAAAAACAACATTCTCAAATTCGATGACGGGTGAACCGCATGGGCGTAGACCGATGAACTGACAATCTTCCCATGACAAACCAGTGAAATATTCGATCGGTTCACCACGCTTTGCTGCCTCGATGTCGAAAGGTTTGTTCTCTTGCGGTTTGACTGGCGGCACGGATGCGCGCAACACTGCGTTTTCTTTCGTCAACTCAGCAACTAGTTGAACAGCTTCGCTACGCAATCGCTTCATCACTTCTAGTTCTTTCTGCAAAGAAGCAAACTTGCTAAAAATGCGAGACTCGGTGATGTCGGAAGGTTCTTGTTTGAAAGAATTGATCAATTGATGTAACGTTTCTTGTTTGCTCATGATGGCGTTCTCTCCTATGTGATGTTGACGCACGTCAAGTATGCCACCGTTACTAACGATTTGTCAAAAGAAAACGCCCCGACAGTGCGGAGCGTTTGGTCGTTGCAGGGAGCTTGCTACAAGCACTACTTGCGCCGAGTTACCGGGGGCTAGCCCGCACTAACCGATGCCAAAAGAGGGAACACGGTCTAGGCAGCTTGGGCGGCGTTCGCATTACTGTGCAACGACTGACGCATAGTCTAGTACAACGATTTTTAATTTCCCTGCGAACGATCGCGCTTGTCCTGCCCCGTCCGCGATGCTGCCGCGACAGTGCCGACAGGCTGCGTTCCGGCGCTTTCGTGCGATCCGCCGATGGTCTGCGCTGCTGCGGGCGTCGGGGCGGCGTAAAGTTTCAATAATGCGTCCTGCTCTGCGCGGTGTCTTTCGATGCATGCTTGCGCCGTTTCGCCTTCTTTGGCGTATTGCTGCCAGTTATCCGCCTGCTCCGCACTTGCGGAGAGGATGGTGCGAAGTGTATCCACATGGATTATTTCATGGCTGCTTTCAGATATAACCGATGCACCGTGCGCTAGTAAGTAATCGTCTTGTTGCGTGAATCCGTTTTCGAGCAACGCGTCGCGGACGCGATTGAACAAATCAATAGTCACAGACATCCTCCATTGGATCGTCAATTAGCCACACTCTGATTCAAAACGGCGGCGCATTTCGCAGTCGCGACAGCCGCAAGTCGGATGATCCGATATGTAATGCTGTTCGGGTGACGGCTCGTCGGGACCGAATACCACCAATGCTGCAATCAATCCGACAACGCCTGTCACAACACCAGCAATAAATACAGCAAAGTTCCCCATGCTCGACACTCCGTTCGTTGATGACGCGCCAATCATGCCACCGTTAGTAACGATTCGTCAAGCGAACAAAGAAGAACGTTTTTCTTCCGGAGCGTACAGAATCATCACCATATCGGCATGGTTTGGCGAACGCGTGCCGTCCGGCGTCTTATCGATAAGCAGCTTGCCAGTACCGTCGATGTCGTACGTTGGTTGCGACAGTTCAGCGACGAGCTTGGTACGGATGTGCGGCGCGATGTTTTCGCTGATGCTGATGAGTTCGTCAGCCGGGAACACTGCCCCATCTGTTACGGCTCGATGCGTCTTTTCGAACCGCTCACGCAAACTCCACCAGGACTGAGCTTTGTAATTCTTGAAAAAGTCTTCGTTCTTGCGAGCACCGACGCCCCGATCGTCACCTTTGAACACTAGCTTAGTTGGATTGACGACTGCACCGGAGCCCCGGAACGGTTCGAACTTGCGCTGAGAACCCTTGCGCTCCGGTCGGCTGTTGATTTGTGCCGCATCGCCACGAACGCCCGCGCCGAGCCCATCAGAGTCGAATTTACAGTTGTCATAGCCAAACTGATCGCATCGTAAAAACGCTTGTTCGGTCGTCCAAAATATCGTCTTGCCTTGGCCGCTCCAACTATCGATGTGCTGTAACTCGATGCCATGCCGACCACCCCATGCGTTCAAGTCGAGCCCTTCATCGGCCACGTCAAGCGCTGATGTCTTCGCGCCGGTAACGACGATGCCGAGTTTGCGAGCCGCGCCGATCGCCGACTGCACCCATGCGGACGGTATGACCACGCCTTGTTTAGATGCCGAATAGTCCAGGTCGATTTCCTGAGCAACAATGAGCGGGTTCAAATTCTCCAACTGCCGTCGATACCATGCGTCATCCTTGCGCGGATCGTCCCGCCATCCAAACGTGAACACTCGATGCTCGGGCCAACTGTGCCGTTTCTCAGCAAACGGATTGTCTAGACCGTTGACCGAACTGATGTCGATGCGACATTTCGTATTCTGTGACAATGCAGCATCGATCAAATGGGGCCGCTCGATAAACGCCGCCTCATCAACGAAGTAGATCGACGCTCGTCCGCCCCGACCGATATTGTCCCCTGCCTCGCCTCGAATGATCGCCCCAGTTGCCGGAATGGTGACAAGCAAGCCCTTATCGCACTCTCGTCCACCCATCACCCAATTGCCCCGGAACTCTGCCGGTACAAGCGACAGGAACATTCGCACTTTGAAAAATAGACAGTCGGGGTCGCCCGCACGATCGACGAGCATTTCTTTACGTGAGCCGAAGCCTGCCGTGAAGCCATCATTGAACAGTGCGAGCGTGCATGCGAGCGCGACGCACATCCAAGACAGGCCCATGTCTCGCGATTTGTCACTTACCGCAAACTCTTGTGCTTTCCACCGATCGAGCACCCATTGCAAGAACTCGCGCTGCCGTGGAAACAGCACTAACGGAAAGATGGCAGGCTGATCTGTACCGACGTTGCGAGGATCAAACGTGCAACCCCAATCTTCGATGAAATCGATAGGATTGTGTCGGTAGTGGATCTTGAGTGCCGACAGCAACATCGGATCGGCACGAATCGCACGCAGCTTATCGACGCGCCATTGAAAGATGCGCGGATAGTCCGGATGCTTGAAATCATGTTGATATGGATACGGCATGAAAAAGGGCCATGATTGTAGTCATGGCCCTTATGGTACGACGGGTAACGGTTGCGTTATGCTGGCGGTTTGTATTCGTCGTCGCTATCGAATAAAGCGTTTCCGCACTTCGGCGTGTCACAATACCAAACGCCATATTTGATCGGCGGTTCGTTATCGTCCGGATAATCCTCGCCGATCGCATGCCACATTTCAGACTGACACTTGGGACATTTCACAGTCCGCCCCGCGCATCCGCGACACCTGGCGCAATGATGTTCAGCGCAAGCAACGCGAGTTCCAAACGCGTGCGCGAAGTGCGCGGCATGCGGGCAAGTTCTATCAGATCGTTAGCTATCAGACTCATTTCATCCTCGCAGCAAACCGGACAGCGCCGGTGAAGGTAACAAAATGGATCGAAATTCCCGGATTGAACGTCACACGCCAGGGGGCGACGAGCCCGGGAATGTGAGTGACGCGCGGGCGATTGTGCCGGGTCGGTTTCATGTTCGTCACCCTCGTTTGTTGATGCGACGAATGTTAGACGAGAAAGTATCAGCTTGCAAGAAACAAAACGCCCCGCATGGTTAGTGCGGGGCGTTAGGGCTACTTTCGCTCGCATCTACTCACCGGCGAGCCTGGCGCGGGATACCCCGTTCGGTTACTGCTGATCGTTTGCGACATCCTTAAACATGCTTTCGAAATGCGTGATCCCGGCGTCGATATTATCGATCAGCCATTGTTCGTCGCGGTGGATCAGCGCCGCGATACGGCGGAACAACGTTTCATGCTTCGCGGGCACTTCAACGGCGACGGGGGCCGCTTGGGTGATCGCGGGTTGGCTGTCGTCAGGTGCGTCTGTAACGTCGGACATGGTTTGTTCTCCTATGATGGGGGTTTGTTGCGAACCGACACTTTAACACTTATTTCCGTGCCTCGCACGCGGCAAGCAACACAAGATCAACGAATTCGTCTACGTCAGCCGGAGTGACCGACTCAACATCGCCGAATCGTTCCGCAAACTGTGCCGCGCGCTGCTCAAATGCGTCGAGCATCTTTTCTCGTTTCGCCTTATCCGACTCACATACGATCATGCGCAAGCCTTTGAACCGTTGCGCGTCGGCGACGAGTTGATCGAATGCTGCCAGCACTTCGCCGCGACATTTTGCAGCGGGTAGACCGCCATGCTCCAACCAACCGCGAACGTCGAGTAACTTTTCATTTGCCATGATGGTGCGCTCCACTATTCGCCGGTCGATGCCGTCGTTGCTGCGGTAAGCGCCGCCTGCGTCTTTGCATGTGCCTCGCGTTCAGCCTGCAACGCCGTATCCAACTCGACGACACGTGCCTGTGCTTCATTAAGCGCGGTAGTCAATCCGGCATTTGCTGCTTCTGCCTCGCGTAGCGCTTCCGTCAACGCTTCGACATCTTCACTTACCGGCGCTGCCTGCCGACCGCCGCCCAACAGAACGGCTAGTTCGGCTTGTTGAGAATGCGACGTACTTGCAATATTTACGGGTTTTCCCATGTCGTCCGACTCCTACAGTCAAAAGTTAGTGTGCCCTACCGCACACATGGCTGATTTTACAGAGAAAAGGGGATTGTAGAACCGTTAGTAACGGTTTAGGATACGTCTAACGGTGATCCAACACTGTTACCCCTTTCAACCTACAGTATGAGGTATCAAATGAACAAAACGCAAATTCGCGCGTACACCAAGGCGCTTGTGGAATCTGTAACGCATCGTCAGGCAGCGCTCGAAGTGGAGCTAGCGGTTGGCTTGGCAGTCATGCACGAATGCGCGCCTAGCAAGCGGCTAGGACGCGAAACGTTGTTGACGATTTACAACGGCGCGGGATGGCAATGCGACAAACCCGGCGCTATTGACTGGCGCGCGGTCAACCGACGCATTACGGCTAGCCTTGCGCTCTATGATTTCATGGAAAAGACTGGCGACGTTACCTCTATCGCGGAGGGCCACAAAGGTGCAGACCTAGTGGACGCCTTTCGTCCGGCTATTGCTGCGCTTAAGGTTAAGTCGATCAACGAGGTGTTGCTTGCGACAGACCGCGTGCGCCCGCCACGCAAGAACGCGCCAGCAGCGCCGGTAGAAGGCCAACGTATCGATGTCGGCCATTTGCATCTGATCATTCCGAAAGATGCGACGCGCGATGAGTTGATCGCACTTGCAACGCAGTTGATGACGATGGCGGCAACAGAAGCGTTCGTACTGCCGGAGCACGTCAAGCAAGCGCATGACGCAGCCGAACGCGAAACTGCGACGGTGTAACTCATGCAAATATTTGTCGATTGGGGGTTGTCAAAACCGTTAGTAACGGTTTATGATTCCTCCATCGACAACGCAATCACGAAGGGGGTGGACGATGGAAACGACGGCGGCAGAAGTGAAGCGTGGCGACGAAATGGATTTCGGCCAAACCACATACAAAGTCACGCTGGTATCGCGTAGCAGAGCCGAGGGCGTTATCGTTGTTCATTTCGATGTGTATGCGCCGTCGCTTGGAGTGCCGTACGTCGCGGTTCGCCAGTACCGGCCGCATCAGAAATTGAATGTTCGGCGCACCGCCTAAACCACCGCGCCCGCTTCTAGGAGAACGAAGATGAGCCAAATAATCGAATTTCAGGGCAAGCGCTACTTGGTCAAGAGTGGTCATGACGTGTTTGTGTCCTGCCGTTCATCGCGCGGCGAACAGCATTTTCGTCGTCTACGCAACCAGCTATTCAACGACATCAAGTACGGCTGAAAAAACGGCCCGCGCCCATCCAGCAACTCGGGCCTAACCTCGCTTCTCCCATCATGGCGCGTCTATTGTCTCATGCGCCATCGAGTCCGACCGATGCGGACAATGCGGTGCAGGATGATAGTGGCGTTCTGAGCCGCATGTATCGCCGTTCGTTCTAACATAACCTGATCTTTTCCGCCGAGCGGGTACAGCGTGTCGTCATTCCATACGAACGCCCATGCTTGCCATTTAGTGCGTTCGACGCCGCCTGCTGCATACCGGTTCATATTTCACCCTCCTTTCATCAGTTCTTGATACTGCCGCGATGCCTCTTGCGGATCGACTGACACAACCGTCACATTTTGTGCGCCTTGCGCATTTACGCCGACACCTACGTTGACAGTTGGCGCGACGTCTTGCGCAATCTTAAATTCTTTCGCTAGTAGTGCAAGCGCCTGTGCCTGGTCCCGCGTCTTAATCTCGATGCCGTCCTTGGTCTGTTTGAACCCGGCGTATAGGCGCTTCGCTGCACCCTTCAACTTGCGCGTATCTTTGATGACCGGCATCACATGCCCCTCGCCGAGACAACGCGGACATTCCGGGTTGGGGCTCGCATACACATCGAAACCATAGCCCCCCTCGTCAGTCGGCAAGGGGTGCGGCTCCGGCTCCGGTCGCTTAGCCCCGAGCGCGACATCTTTTTCCCACTGCCGCCGATCGCGCGCCGTCAGATCCAATGATTCGGCCAGCTTGTATCCAAACTCGGCAGCATTTTTCCATTGGTACGCATGCAGCACGCCCCAACAATGACGGCAACAACGTACTTGCACTTCTGCGAGTTGTGACGCGTCGGCCGTTGCAATTTCCGTAATAAGGGCCAATACGCCAGCACGGTTGATTGTTGCGGCGTTCGTCGTTGCTTCCCGTTGATCGGCGATTCTCCGGGCAATCTCTGGATGTCTCAACAATTCATAAGCGGAGTTGTTGATCGTTGCGTCACGTTTGCTACTGGTGTCATACGCACGACGATATGCCTCGGATGCATTTCCTGTTTCAAGATACGCCAACACGAACGCATCTTGTTTTGGTGTCAATTTTCGTTCTTTCATGGCTCAAATGGCACGCGCCAGGACACAGGACACATGGGGACCGGTCTGGCAAGAACTCCCCATAGAATACATACCCATATATATAACCACTATATAACCACTTTTCCATAGACGTTTTCTAGTACAGCGTCCTGCTGTGTCCTGTGTCCTGGGAAGTAGGGTCATAGCACACCCATCAACGTCGAAAAACCGCCTAATTTCGAGTACGGTCGAAATGTTGCGAACGCTTTCGCGGTGTTGTCTTTGCAGAGCACGCCCGGAGCCAACCAAGCATGAACGTTGCGAACGAGCCAACAACGCGGTTTATTGCCCATGTCGTCATAGACGGTGCAATCGAGCGCATGCATACCGACATCCTCAAGTGCGTGACGTTGCGCCGGGTTTAGACGTTTCGCGTTCATGTCACCTTCATGCATGATGTTCACGAGATCGGACACGGTGATGATGTCGCACGGCCAGTGCGCAACGATCTGTTGCGCAAGTTTTTGATGGGATGACTTTGACGCGTCAATTGCGCGCAGCTTGGCAGCATTCAGCGGCGGTCGTGCTCCTGGATTGAACTGCGAAATGTCACGCATGCGCAGCCATGCGCCGATACTGTCAATGAACCCCGGATGATCGAGCAGTGCGTATAGATGCGCGTAGACGTGTTCCGGCCGGGGCTCGCCCGACAGGTGGACGACGTACCAACGCCGATCGTTGTCCGACATCGGGATAGCATTCTTGTGATTGGAGAACAGCAACCATCGGCATGAGTTGTGCTCGACGTATTCTTTGCCGTACTTCGGCTTGATGTATCGCGTTTCTTCGGTCAGCATGTTGCGTATCTTGCCTTCCATCATGTAGGCATCTTCACGCGCACCGGTGCGGATTTCATCAACGATAGCAATCATGCGCCCAGCTAGAGCACCGTTGAACGAACCGTTTATGAGTGCATCCATGTCTACAGACGGCGCAACGTACCCCCGCCACAAGCGACTAATAACGCTACTAAGCCAGTTACGCCCGGTGCCAGTACGGTCGGCAATGTGTAACCAACCGTGGTGCGGTAGCACGCCGGGATGTTGCTCGATGTGAGCAAGCCAATCGAGGAATTTTTCTGCATCGTCGGCGAACAAGTATTTGATGTGTTCATAGAAAGGGGTAACGTCAACCGTATAGTTACGCGGCGGCAGCGCGCGCCACATGTTCAGCGCCGTTCTACCGTTAGGGTCGTAAGTGAGCACATTAGCGCCCGCTCGAAACGTACGAGTTGCAACTGATGTACGACCAGCATGGGTCAACCAATCTTCGGTATGCACCCGCGTGCCATCCGGCGTTACGGTGCGGCTCGCTGCCATAAGATTTTTGAAGTCTGACAATGAGAAGCAGACGGAACGATCGTACTTGCTGCCAACTTGGGAGCCGTCACCAATGAAGACAAATTCGTCGAGCATTTGCGCGGTTTGCATCACCGGCGTTAGCGTCGGCATGTCTTCCGGCAGATTCATTGCGATGTTCTGCTGACGTTGCAACGCTTGCCGATCGGGCGCTGGATGACTGGCGCGCACTTCAATCATTCGGCGGCAATCGGCAATCGGCAGCTTCGCGCCTTCAACGTTTTGTATCGAGCGTTGAATGTGTTGCGCGAGCAGTTCGCGGTATGTGCGATCGATCGATAGGTCGTACGCTGCCTCATCACAGATAGCGCGGATCGATGTCACGTCGGGTGCGGCCGCGATCCGATCGTAAAACCCCTGATAGCCGTTCTCGCCTGCCTGCCTTATCTCTTCGTTGGCGTCGGCAGCGTTCCACCGCCGAACGTTAGTAACTGTGACGCAGGCGCGCATGATGTCAAAGCGCATGTAAGTTTGGCCGCGTACGCGATCAACGTCAGCCTTGGTACGTTGGAACGCGGCGCGGTACATGAGCCGTTCCATCCGGTCACAGTCTTTGCCTGTCCATACAGCAAGTCGGCAAGCAAGGGCAAATGCAGCTTGTGATTTGTCGAAGGTGTCATGATCGGAAGGCCACGCTTGCGCGAGAACCGCAACATTGGCGTTAAATAGATCGGCGTTCGATACTGCGATACGTTCGACGCGCACGGCGTCGCGGCCGGTTAGATGCGCGAACGCTTGATACGCATCGAGCCGTGGCTGTGATGGCGGCGCGGACAAGAAGGCGCGCAGTAGGTCATTGTCATCAGTAGGTACGTTGCCAGCTTCGGCGATAGGCCCCGAATGCCACGATAGCTCACCGTCGATGCGCGTCTTGGACGGGAACCGTTCGGCGATGAACTGCGCGAGTGCGGGGCCAGCATTGAACGCGGCGGACCCGGCATTGCAATTGCCGGTCAGAGCAACGAAGCGCCATGTGTGATAACACTCAGTACCGCCGATGCCGCCGCTACGGCCGGAGAACTCTGCGGGCACATCACCCGATGTGAAGATATGGAGCCCTTCACCTGACTGCGATACTTCGATCGCAGCGCCTGCGAAGCGGTTGCATATCGCGAGCGCGTCAGCGGACCATCCGTTACCTTCGCGGCAATGGTCAATATCAATGAACGTGAAAGGATCGTTGCGAGTGAAGACGAACGCTACACCCATTTGCCAAGCATTGGCATAGGTCAGCGCTTCTTCGGCAGTACACCAGTCGGACGGCTCGGTGCTACTTCCACGCTGCCCCGTACGAATGCTGTAGGGCATCTTGCGCGGTTTACCTGTCTCAGGATCGGTCTCCAAACGCCACAACATGAATTGTTTGTACTGAGCCAATGGGGCGAGGGGTCCAGACAGCGCGGTGCGTAATTTATTGATGTCGTGCATGTCGGTTAGCGCGGCGGTAGAAAATGATTAGCATTGCAAACGTTGTGCGCGTTCGATCAATTGTTTAACGTCAGCATAGGGGGACGCTGTAGACCATTCGTTGCCGTTTGACAGTTTTATCACGGTGTGAGTCGGTGTCTCGATTACAGCAACAATGTGGGTCAGTGCAAAAATCGTTGCGCGTCCTGATTCTCTATCAACCATTTCTATAAACATTACCGTACCCCTTTGATGTTGTGCTGTTGTGCAAGTGCGCGGATTGCCGCACGATAGACTGATGCCGTGCTGATATTGACACCGCTCTTGCGCTGCAAGTGTTCGACGATAGCGACGAAATTTTGCTTGTCCTGTTCATCGAGGCGAACATTGACGAAGTTTGGAGCAATGGTGTTCATGTGACAAATGTCTCACAAGTGGGAAGAGTCACAAGGATAGCACAAATGAAAACGCCCGCGCGGGGCGGGCGTTTCTGACGGTACGGGATAAGTATCACTCTTCGATAACCGCGACGAGTTGTGCGACGCCGAGCGCAGCATGTGGTGCGCAAACATGCGGTTTGAACGGACGGCAACCGCGAGCAATTTTGTCAGTTGACGACATGTCGCTATATGCGAGTCCGAGCACTTCGCTAGAACTGGGCGGTGGATTTAGATTGCCGTCGTAATAGAGTGCCTGCGCGAGTCCACAATGAAGGCATTTATAGACGAGTTTCATAGTTCATCACCGATTTGATAGTCCGGTAACGGCGCTGCTAGATCGTACGGCATGCGTTTCGTATGTTCCATGTCGCCCGCGAGCCCTTGCCATGCGACGATCGAACCAACATGGAACACGATAGGGCCGTTGCTCCAGACTTCGCCGTTCCACGATACGAGCGTCTTCGACCAGTTGCCGTTTGAATAACGCACGCGGTACGCGCCGACACGATAGGGCGCGTATTCGGGATAGGGATACTCTTGCGACAGCTTAGCAAGCGGCTGACCCGGCGTCTTAAGTGTGATGCGGTTCTTTTCATCGACCAAATGAATCGCACCGCACGTATAACATTTCTGATTTTGCGGCCCATGCATGCGGATGTATGTGTGAAAGTGAATCGATACTTTCATCGGTTCCTGACACGTATGGCATGTGTAATTATGCATGTTGTAACGCCTCTCTCAGACGTTCAGCAAGACGCTTGATGATTACGTTGCCCGCCGCATCATCGCTGAAATGCATGTCGCAGCCGGTTTCCGAAGAATCCAACTCGTCAATATATTTAATGATATTGTCGGGCGTTTCTTCGGCCAATTGCGCATATGAATGTATCCAATCGAGTGTCATTCGTATTTACTCCTAGTCAGCGACGCTACAAGATTGCCAATATTGGGAATGTTTGCCGCACGTAGCAACTGCAATGCGGTTTCTATACCGGCTGCGCGCCCAAGCACGAAACCGCGTTCATACGCTTCGTCAAGCCCCCGCGTGATGTGATCCGGCTTTGACGATGGTAGAAAATCACGCTTCGGAATAGGGGGCGATGGCTTCGTCATAGTAGGCACAGAATGCATCAACGATCGCTCGGCGGATAGCGGAAGCAGTATCAGGGAATTCAGCGACGAACCACTTAGACGCACCAATTTGCACGCGGACATCCTTAGCACTAAACACGGTGCGAATGACATAAGGTACGCGTACGGCAGCTAAATCCGATGTCATCTGAACGAACCCGCGTTTGCGTGCCATGTTGATCAGTTCTAACGCATGCATAGTGCGCAGTTCTGGATCAAATTCAAATGATGTAATATCCCCGTCGAATGCAACTGTCAAACCGTTGTCAGCATCACAGCGATTGATAGTTGCACCAAGCGCGAGCGCACACTTTGCTGCGCGTCGATACTCCATAGGAATTTGGTTAAGTTTCATTTCGATTCGTCACCATATACGAGTTCATCGAGAGTGCAATCCAGCACCTTTGCAATTTTGGCGAGCGTTTGCACGAACGGGTCTTGCGTACGACCGCTTTCGATCATCCACAAGCGCGTCTTGGTCGTTTTTGCGCGCTCGGCTAGATGTTCACGACTCATCCCGCGTTCTTCCCGAAACCGACGTAATCTCGCACCCATCGTGTCTGGGCAGATTTGCCCGTCCTGCATTTGGATCGTACCAGGCATAGGTAGGTCTAACTGTGAATTGCGCCGGTTCCCATCGCGTCCAACCGGGACGACCAACGCGTCTATAACGAATAAACCATCTTCCGTCAGCACGTTGCGCGCACTGCTTAGTGCCGGAGTTGCCGATGCGGAAGATGGGCGACGACATGATTAACGCCCACGCTCCAACGCTTCGAACTGACGCGCTCGATTGAGCAATTCGACGCTATCTGACAACTCAGTTTGAAACCGCGCAGCACGAATGCGGTTGAACGATGCAAGTTTTTGCAATACTTCGCGCTGTTGAAGCAGGAACGTTTGTTCAGCTTCGGTGAGCACCATGTCAAACTCCCGCGTAGTAGATGCGTTGGGACGTTATCAGTTTGCCCGAGCGCCCACTAATCATTTGACGTATCCACTTAACCGCATCTGCGCGAGTAGCGAAACTCGCTTTGATCGCAGCGCCGCATTTTGTGACAACGCACGCATGCCATGCGTCACACAACAAACGGTTGATGTGTTTGGCGAACGATGTAGACGTATCGGACGGCGCATCAACGGAAACCGTCACGTCGTCCGTTGTCACATTGAGGGCATCAATGTCACGCTTCATCGCATTAAGCGCTGCCGGGTATCCGCTTACTTGCGCAACGAGTGCGCCACCTGGCGCATAGATCGAGTGCTTGCGTTCGGCGGTAACAATCGTAAATCCATGCTCGGCGGCATACGCCTTAGCCTCTTGTGCGGGTGTCATGACTTCTCCTAGTGAGCGAAGGGGTAGAGAGTGCCAACCGGTTGCATGGTCGTCCAAACCCATACCGCGATGACAGCGACGAACAGTAAAGTTTTCGACATTTCTTGTTCTCCTTCCGGTTGACTTGACGGAAAGTATAGAACCGTTACTTACACCAATGCAAGCACAAAATGAAACGGGCCGCATGTGCGGCCCGTTGCGTATTCGACGAATGTTCGTCACTGTGTCAAACGCTTCACCTCTGCGGCAAGTGCTCGCGACATCGGCGGCAGTTCGTAATGCTCGGCGGCAGCGGCAAGCGTCTTGGCATCTTTGAGCAGCACCGCATGTTCCAGCGCTGCACCGCGCAGACCCTCACGCGAGCCGAAATAGCGATTCAACAGGCCGTCCGATACTTGCACATCGCGCGCAACGGCGGCGCGGGTGACTTTGCGAATACCGTGCTTCTTTGCGATCTGATACGCCACTTCGGTAAGTTGCGCGGTTCGTGCTTCTGCGGTCATGCGTTCGTCTGCCATGATTGAGTGTCCTATTAGTTACGGTTGAAGTGCTGCGAATATTACAACGTTCCTGGTCCGGTTGCAAACGCGGCGTCACACCCGTCAGCAATCGCCAGCTTCATAAAATTTAGTTGCGCCTCTTCGTGAGCATCACGCGGGTTGAACGTCCACCCCTCATGTTTGACTTCACGCATACATGCTTGGCCGATGACGCATCCGACCATATCCGGCGTAATAAGCACCTTGCGCCATCCAACAAGATCGGGCGATGCGAACTTTTCGTTCCATTGCTTCGACACGTTGCCGAGCCCAAAGCGGACCATACGCCCATCGTCGGCCCGAAGTGCGCCAGAGTTGTTGCGGAACAAACGAACTTGCATTCGAGCAGCTTCTAGCGAGATCAGGTCTTGTTGCCGCGCCTCGCTGCCTGGTTTGTCCACTAGCGTGCGGTCATGCCTGCCGAGCATATGCCAGTCTGGATATTCAAGAATGCCCATATGCAACTTTAGATCGGCGATAGCGTCAGCACCGATACCCCAACGCTTGGCCCACAAATCGAGCATCATTCATCACCTCGCACCGTTGCCAGCTTACACTTGATTCGCTGCTCATACGACGAATGCTTACTAGCCCGATGTCGATGTCGGCGTTGCGCTCGCGTCAAACCGGGTCGATAGTTCGGGTTCATTTGCGGCGTCGGTTCCGGATCGTGCCCGAGATTGCGCAACTGCTGATCGAGCGGCAAGAGTTGATCGCGGATTTCGTTGAAGCGTCGAACACTGATGTCCGGTTGTTTTAGAGCATGTACGAGCGTTGCGCGTAGCTGCGTCAGGTGTCGTATCACGTCGTCGATAGTAACGTTCGGTATTGTCATTTCATTCCTCTCCATTAGTAACAGCTAGCGCTCCAGGTACAACGATACCACGGTTAGCAAGGTCTGCAACTATTCGTTGATGTAGCGCGGTTGCTTCCGGTCGTCCAAGCGTCATGGCCTGCATGCCGTCCATGTTGAACGTAAACCAAAAGCGCCGCCAGTTGACGCTGTTGTCGTCGCCGGGGCGCGTCGTCTGGCTGTACCAGTAGGCCATCGCTTCGCGCAGTCGGTGTTGTGCTGCCTGCCTCAGCATGTGTTGTTTGATTGCGGGCAAGTGAGCCGCGCCCGGTACGTTCGGTGCGCGCCCGTCAATGCGTGCGATTTCACCGCGATATTGCGCGAGTATTTGCGGATCGATTTCCGCTAAATCGCCATCTACTTGTTCCGGTCCGCCCCGCTCGGCAGGCGGCGGGGCGGCAGTTCCACAGTAGGGGCAGACACTGTATGTGCGCTCGTACGGATATGCACATTCTAGATTGAGACAAAGACGCATCGGTATTCCATCGTTGACGCTTGGACCGCGCTTGCTGCCTGCGTCTAGTGTCCATGGTCGGGGCTTATCGGGCGGACCTTTGTGAAAGTAGAAGTTGCCAACATGATCAAAAATGTAAGCGAACGGCTTGCCGCTTGTGCGGATGAACTCGCGCCGTTGCGCTACGCTGTAGGTATCCCAAGCGTTAGCAAGTATTTGCGAAATCATCAAGCGCAACGCGCGGCCCCACATTTGCGAATACAGCGCGAATGATGCAGTCAGGCGACCGAAGCTAACGCATTCAATAGCGGGAAGGTCGAACCCTTCGCCGAATAGGTCCACATTGATGAGTTGCCATAATTCACGGTTGGCGAACCGGCGCAACGTCTTACGCCTGACTTCTTCGTCATCGTCGCCCGTCAGCACGGCGGCGGGGATACCCTTGCGGTTGAACTCGTCGCATATTTCGCGCGCATGTTCGATGTCTTGCGCGAACGTCACGCCTAGCTTGCCGCGCGCATGTTCGATGTAGGTATCAACGATGCTGCCGACTAGCTTTTTTGATCGATGTACCGCTTCGCGTGCTTGGTCTTGGTTGAACTCGCCGCTTGATCCAACGTCGATACCATCCGTACGCAAGTCATCCGGCTTGATGCTGATTACCTTGTAATCGGTCAGGTACCCATCATCGATCAATTGACGCATCGGCGGACCCTCAACCAATGCGTCCGCAAGACCGTGAGCGTGACTGCCGAGCCCTTTCTTATCGGCACGAATCGGCGTTGCGGTCGGCAACAACAACCGTGCGTTCGGGAACAGTGCTGCAGCTTTGCCCCACTTGTTTTCTTTCAAAACATGGTGCGCTTCGTCGATGTGTACCATACCGACGGTCTGGGGCCACGAGCCAAGATCGCGTTTGGTGATGGTGTCAACGCTCGCCACGCGCCAGGGGGACCGCGCATTGTAGAATGTTCGTCCGAATTCCTCAACGTGAGCGGCAACAATCGTTCGAATTACTTTCTCGGATGCGATCAATCCATGCGGTACGCCTTCGCGCGCAAGCTGCCGCGACATTTGCCCGAGCAGTTCTCCCCGATGCGCGATACTGCACCCGGCCGGAAAACGATGGTTCCACGGTTGCGCGATGTGATCCTTCGCAAACGAACCCATGATGACGGTCTTGCCGCCCCCTGTTGATAGTTGCATCATCACTGCTCGCGCGCCGCGCAGATACGCGCCGTTAGCGTCGTCTTTTAGCTTTTGTTGAAATCCGCGAAGGTTTGACAAAATTTCTCCATCTAGTAGTTGCAAAACCGTAAGTAACGGCATAGTATCCGCATCTGTGCCACCCATCAACTGTAACAAGGACCAAACATGACAGCACATTTGACGTTCTCATTCCCTTGGACCATCAGCGCGCACGATGCCATCACGGCTGTAGCGCAACACTTCGGCGCAACCGTCAGCATCAACGGTGCGGCTCCAACCGTGCCGCCATACATCGTACAGGCTGTCGAACAAACCGCACGCGACTTGCAAGCGATGCACGACGATCCATCGAGCGGTCAAGAAATGAACCCGGCTATCGCGTTCGGCTCATTGCTAAACGGCGCGGCGGGAAACGTCCCGGCGACATCGGCTCATGCCCCATCTTCTGCGGATGTCGCAACATCAACGACTGCCCACGCGGTGCCCCCGGCTATTTCTCAAACGTCGGCGCAAGGCTTGTCGTCCAATGTGCAAATCGCCGCCCCCGGTTCGGCTGCAACGAGTGCGGCCCCGGCCCTTGCAAACGGCGTTGAGTTCGATTCGACCGGTCTGGCGTGGGATGAGCGCATCCATAGCGCGAACAAGACGAAGACGGCGGCAGGCGAATGGCGCGCGAAGAAGGGTGCGGACAAATCGCAAATTAAGGCGGTCGAACTCGAACTGCGGGCTAAATACCCAAACGGTGCAAGTGTCAGCACTGGTTCTGCCCAGTCTGTCGCCCCGACATCTGAACCGACCGCCGCTGAGTTCGCCGACCAACAGGCGAAGAAACGCGCCGCCGTCGAGCACGCGCACGCCGAAGCACTGCGTGTTGCTGGTCCCCAAATGATCGACGATAAGACGCTCGGCGGTTTGTTATCGGGCGCGATCAAACAAGTAACGCTTTCTCCCGAGCAAAACGAATGGTTCGCCGTCTACTTTGCAAAGCGCAACGCGGCGTATCAGGAATTTATGGCGCGCCCAAACGTCGGCACGAATACCGCGCAGCCGGTCGCACCTGCTACGGTTGCGGACACCCAAAAGTCCGTTGCCGGTGCCGTTAATGTTCCTCCGGCCGTCATTTCGTCACAAGTTGGCGAACTCGATTCAACCGGTCTACCGTGGGATTCACGCATTCACGTCCCGGCTCGCGTAAAATCGCCTTCCGGTGAATGGCTCCAACGCTTCGACGTTCCGGGCGAAGTAAAGTTGCAAGTGCAAGCCGAATTGCGGGCGCATATGGCGGGAAACGTTGCGGAACAGCCGTCTATCGCGCCGCCTGGTGCTGCTGGCAATACACTTGCTGTTCTGACGCCGCCCGCTGCCCAAGTCATAACAGCCGCTGATGCCTCTACCGACTTTGTGAAGTTGGTGCAATGGATCGCTACTAACGTTTCGCTCGGTCGAATCAGCGCTACGGCCGGTCCCGATGCAGCAAAGAGCCTAGGTTTCGTCGGGGCAGACGGTGCGGGTCAGTTGATTCTCGCCCGAGAACAAGGTGCGTACTGGCAGTACATCGTGCAAATGTTGCAAGCGCAAGGGGCTGTCTAAATGGCCGATAGCCCGTTCGAATTGCGTCTATCCCACGCGGCCGAATGGATGAAGTGTGCCGCGTTCGTCCGAATGAACCGCACGCCACAAGCGGCGGTACTAGATGACGCGGCAGACCATACGGTGCGCGAAGAAGGAACCGCAATGCATTGGGTTGCGCAGTGCATCGCGGACGGGTTACCGGTATTCTGTGGCGTCGATGCTGTTGCGCCCAACGGTGTCACCATCACCGAAGAATTGCTTGACGGTGCAGAGTTCTATTGCGAAGTGTTGCGCACATACGGCGGCAAGTGGACGATTGAACAAACACTTGCCGCGCCGTCGATTCATCCGAAGTGCGGCGGCACGCCCGATGCGTACATGTTCGGTGCAACGCAGTATTACAACATGCTGGTTATTGCCGATCTTAAGGGCGGGTTCCGCCCGGTCGAAGTATGGCCGAACTGGCAATTGATCGGCTATGCTTCGGCGATTGCTGACGCGGAGCCAAATTGCATAGACGACACGACGAGAGTCGAATTCATCATCGTGCAACCGCGTGCCTATCATCGCGACGGTCCGGTGCGTCGTCAGACGGTAACGTTTCGCGATCTGCATCCGTACATCGATGCCTTACGTATGGCGGCGGCAATCGCAACCGGCGAACATGCACCGGCTGTCGCGGGTTTGCAATGTGACGATTGCGCGGCACGAGCATCGTGCAGTGTTTGCCATGCTGCCGGAATGCGCGCGCTTGAAGTCTCCGGAGAACCGGATGTGCATGACCTGCCGCCCGTTGCGATTGATTATGAAATGCAGAGGTTGACCGAAGCGGCAGCAATCATTGAGGCGCGGTTGACGGGGCTCGAAGCGCAAGCAGTAAGTCTGATCCGTAAGGGTGTCATTCTGCCGAACTATACGCTCGAATCCGGCGTCGGTCGGTTGTCTTGGATCGATGATCAGGCCGAAGCGTCAGCACTCGCGCTAGGTGATTTACTCGGGGTCGATTTGCGTAAGCCTGCGAAAGCTATCACGCCGACGCAGGCAGCAAAACACTTACCGAAAGAAATGTTGGAGCTATACGCGCGACGTAAGCGCGGGGAACAAAAGTTGGTTCGTTTTGATAACAACGCGGCCGTTAAGGCGTTTTCTCACTTGAAGAAGGATTAGGAAATATGGCATTCCAATTTACAACGATCGTCGGTCGTTTGGTGTACGGTTCGGTATGGGAAGCGCGCCCGCAAACGGACAAAAAGGGTCAACCCACGCTTGTCAAGTCCGGCCCGAATGCGGGCAAGCAAAAAGTCTCGTGCAACTTCGGTGTCGCGTTCGCTAAGACGCTCGCTAACGGTGCGCCTAACGTTGCATTCGACGAATGGCGGCGCGCGATCATCGAGCAGGCGCGGACGGGCTATCCGCAATTCTTCAATGGTCCGATCGACCCTTTCACTGGCAAGCCGGGATGCACTCACCCGCGCATGACTTTCAAAATCAGCGACGGTGACGGCGTGGACGGCGAAGGACAGCCGAATAACAGAAAAGAAGGATGGGCGGGTCATTGGGTCGTCCACTTTTCGAGCAACACGCCGCCGCGCGTATTCGATGTCAATGTCGGTTTGTTGCCAGAGCAGCAATTGCAAGAGTCGTCGGGCCGCGTGCTGCCAGGTGATTTTATCGCCGTGCAAGGCAATTGCGAAGCTAACGTTGGTAGCGAAACCCCCGGCGTGTACATGAATCACTCGATGGTTTGTTTCGTTGCGACGGGGCCGCGTATCGTTTCGGGTCCAAAGGCATCGGAAGCATTCGCTAACGTGACTGCAGCCGGTCTGCCGCCCGGATGCGTACCGGGCGCGACGCCCGCAACAGTTGCCCCGCTTCCTCCTGCTAGCGGCGGTGTACCCGCACCGGCCGTCCCGTCTGTCCCTGCGGGCGCGAGTACGGTTCCACCTGCACCGGGTATTGTTCCGCCTGTCGCTCCCGTCGCGCATGATCCGAAAACGAAAGCACTTGCTGACGGTTGGCTCGCACATCCGCAAGCACCGGGATATATGTACAAGGGTAACGACATAAAGACGGATGCGGAAGTGCTCGCGCTTTATCCCGCTCCCGCGCCTGTCGTACCGGCCATTCCAGTACCTCCGACGCCGCCCGTACCGCCTATGCCCCCGGCTGCGGCTGCTATCCCGAGCGGCCCGACGTTGACGCCTGCCGCGCTTGCTGCCGGTTTCACGACGTATGCGGCTGCTATCGCTAACGGTTGGAACGATGACATGCTCCGGCAACACGGCTACCTTGTGTAATCCCGTCTAACTGCCACTACGGAACGCCCGCCTAGCGCGGGCGTTGTCACTTATGACAAAGCGCCCTATCGCATTTTTTGACCTGGAAACGTACCGAGATTATTTTTTGTGCAAATTCTTGTTGCCAGACCAAACATTTGTCGAATTTGCAATGTTTCCCGGTCAACCATTAAACCGTGTCGGCATTCTGCTGGTGCTCGCAAAATATACAATTGTTGGTTTCAACTCGGCGAATTACGATTGTCCGATACTTTCGCTCGCACTGACTGGCGCAAATAACCAACAATTGAAAGACGCGAATGATTTAATCATTGCGCGCGGTATGAAACCATGGGATTTCTATCGGGCGTTCAATGTAAGAATGCCCGAATTCACGGATCATATCGACATTATGGAAGTATTACCAGGCGTGCGTATCAGCTTGAAAGCGTATGCCGGGATCGCGCACTGTCCGACTATTCAAGACCTTCCCATTGATCCGTCGCAAAACATTTCGCCTATCGAACGTATTCGCTTATCGACGTATTGCGGCAACGATCTGCGCGTGACGAAGCGCTTGTACGAGATTGCATGCGAGAAAGAATGGATACCACTGCGCGAACATATCAGCGATGAGATCGGTATCGACGTGCGCAGTAAATCGGATGCTCAGATTGCCGAAGCGCTAACGCGCTCGAAACTTGGTTTCCGTCCTGAGTCGATTCAACGTCCAAGTGGGTATCAGTTCACGTACAAGACGCCGTCAAACATCGCGTTCCATACTGAACAATTGCGCGAAGTGCTTCGTATTGTCGAATCGTCACCATTTACTGTATTGCATAAAGAGGAAGAAACGGAAGAATTAGATGCAGATGGCAATAAGATAAAATCCGGCATTAAGATGCATAAGGACGTTAAAGCCATTCGCATCAAAATCGGCGACAGCACCTATAAGTTTGGCGCGGGTGGTTTACATTCGCAAGAATCGGGCGTTTGGTACGAGACCACACAAACGCATATCATTACTGATAGTGATGTCGGTTCGTTTTATCCGGCAATCATCGTCGAACAAGAACTGTACCCCGAGCAGTGCGGCCCGCAAGAACTTGCCATATATTCGAACACCAAGCGCGAGCGGATCGAAGACAAGCGCGCGGGGCGCAAGAAAGCTGCGAACTCCAAAAAGATTATTTTGAATGGCAAGTTCGGAAAGTTGGGTAGCAAGTACAGCATGTTCTATGCGCCGGAATTATTGATGCAAGTGACGATTACCGGCCAGTTGATGCTGTTAATGCTGATCGAATCGTTAGAGCTAGCTGGCATAAGTGTTGTGTCGGCAAATACTGACGGTATTGTCACGCGGTGCCCGGTTCCGCTGCTGCCGAAGCGTGATGTGATAATGGCGTTTTGGCAGACGGCAACCGGTATGGAGCTAGAACATGCGAACTATCGCGGCATCTACTTTCGCGATGTCAACAATTACTTTGCTATCACCGACAAAGGCGAAGTCAAACGTAAAGGAATATTCACGCCTGCCGAAGTCGGTAGTGGCCCCTCGTCATCGAAAGCACCCCATCGGGAGATATGCGCCGACGCCGTCATTGCATACATCAAAGACGGCGTGCCGCTCGATGAAACGATCTACCGTTGTCGAGACATCCGCAAATTCGTAACGGTGAGAACTGTCAAAGGCGGTGCGGTATACGATCCGCATTACGGTAGTGATTTGGAGCAATTTGAACCAACGCAAGAACTGTTAGGCAAAGTAGTTCGTTGGGTTTATCGGCGCGACTATGGCGGCGCAATCCATTACAAAACGAATGGTAATCAAGTTGCCGACAGCGTTGGCGCGTGGCCCGTCATGACGTTGCCCGACGCATTGCCGGATTGGATTGATTACGAGTACTATGTATCACATGCGCGCAAACTGTTAGATACGATGAGGTATTCGCGATGATTTCATATCAAGTGATCTATTACTGCGACGACGAGATAGTCACGTATTATGAACGTACCGTTGTTAGTTGCGGTAACGATTTAGATTGTTCAAAAGCTATAGAATCTGTTTTTAACGATTTGCCGTCTGTATTACCTAAAAATATTGTCGGCACGATCGTAACGCCACGCTACTATCATTAATTAAAACGCCCCACACGATGGGGCGTTTGTTTTACGACTTAGCGACTTGTAATCGCTGAGCATTCCAGAAATCATCTATCACTCGATATAACTGGTTCATTGCTGCTACGTCATCTAGCCCCCGTTTAACCGATGCACCGCCAGGTATTTTGTACGTGTCGGGATAGAAAACCACGAACTGTGACGGCGTTGACATGAACGATTGACATATCGGATGTGCTTCGACCAACGCTTGTGCGACTGCCAAATCATTTGCTGATGTATCCGTCATCTTGTAACCTTTTCACGTACGCCTGCAACGTTGCGAGCTTCGACGCAGTTTTATCCGCATCGTCCGCTACTGCGACAGCGCTTGAAGCAGTTGCAGGTGATAGGTCTGCGATGGCGGCGGTTCCATTGCCCCCGGGGGCGGCGGCGGCGCTTTCACTTGCGGATTCGGAAGCATGGCAGTTTGACACATGGACGCGCACCCGCTCAGTGCCAGCAAGCAACTTGCGCTGATAATCAAGATTGTCTTTTGCATGTTTTGCAACTTCCTGTTGATACTGCTGTTCTAGGGTCGTCACTTGCCCCTGCGCCGCCTGACCCTTAGCGAGCGCATCAGCGAGTTGTTGCGCCGCCGTTGCGTTAATACGTGCAATATCGTTAGCGTGCGCTGCCTGCTCGCGAGCAAGTGCTGCGCCGTCGATTTTGTGCGTAACGACGTACGTAGTTCCGCCGCCGAGCAACGCACCGACAACGGCAGCAACGGTGCATAGTTCTAATTCAGTTGGCATAGTTCGGTTTCCTGTTGACGGCGGATGACTTGACCGTAACAATTGTTACTTCTGATGCGGCAATCTCGATCGCCGTCACGAATCCAACGATTGATTTGAGCACACGCGGCAACACGGTTTCCTGCGTTGATGTCGCGCAAGAAAGTACTAGTTGCGCATTTGCCGGGGCCGATGTTGTATGCGCAAAACGAAATGACGGCCGCGCGCTCGGGTTCTGACATTGGCACGCGGACCATACGATTTACTTCGTCGGCAGCTTGATTCACTGCGATAGCATCCATCTTAGCGCATTGGTCCGGCGTAAAGACATCGCCCTTATGCACTCCGGCTGTCACACCCATGCAAACGGTCCATATGCCACGTCCATCTTGATACGCGGTTAGTCGGTCGCCCTCCTTCTCGTGCAGAAACTGCGTAGCAATAGTAACGGCCGATGCTCCGGCCGCGACGAGCGCCAACACTTTCTTACTTAGCGTCGATGCCATTGCTTTTTTCCTCACGTTTGGCGATGCTGCGCCAGTGCGACCAATCACCCCGCATCCCTGATCGCACCGCAACGACATAGTCAGTCAACCATGGCAACGCTTTGACGATCTGAACCGCCGAATAAGTTGCCGCAAGAACGCCCGCAACCGCGCTGATTGCACCCGTATTGGAAATCATGCTCACTGCTGCCCCCGTATTTACTGCCGTTACTTTGACGGCGCTTGCCAGCAACGTTTCGTTTTGCATTTTATGCACTCGTCCCGTAGTTATTGATCCAATCTGTACCGAACACGCTACCGCTACCGTTAGTAAGTCGTAACACTTCGCCGAGTACCTTACCAGTTGATGCATTATATTGCGGTGGAACGATCTTGTAGATATCACCAGCAGCCCACATGCCGACTTGCGGATATTGCGATCCTTCCATCAAACCCTTAACATTTCGTTTCGGAATTGCGGCATCGATAGTGACGGTCGGATTTGCGTATCCCGTCCAATCTCCGTATCGAACTTCGGTGCCAGGCCCATACGTCACTTGATCGACCGGCTCATTGCGGAAGGCTCTTGCGATATTTCCATCATATGGTGCCTCGATACAGTAGTGCGTGCGAGTCTGTACGATGTTTGATCGACTATTTGCCAAGCATTGAACGCCGAACGCCGTCGAGCGCGGCACGGAAGTGCGAGCCCAAACGTGTAAGTCAACATCAACCGTACATGTCGTGCGAACGGGGGCGATTGTGTAGTTTGTCGCCTCGACTTCGATTCTTGCCTGTTGAAGCGAGTCGGATGCTCCTAACCAAGCCCCATAAGTGATATTGTTGAATTTCCACTTCGCTTGGACGCGCTGTGACTGGTCATGAATAGCGCCCGCTCCAGGCGTCGTCAAATACGACATTTCACCATCAAGCACTTTGACATCGGCGCAACGTTCGAATCCCGCTGCCGCCAAACCAGCACCACTCGTGCCGGTCCGAAGAACACGCACCGTCTTGAATGTAATGTCGTGGCAATTCCAGTCCCGTTGCGAATTGTTGCCCGATTCTGACAGACCGAGTACGGCAACGCCCGACGTACCGGCCGTCTTTACATAGAGTTCCTCGACCGTTACGTCGGTTACAGACTGGTATCCATAGTCCGGTTCAATATCCAACCCTCCTGGCTGCACCACACCATCGACGACGCCGCCAACACCAATCGATCGGATCTTGCCTATCGTTACCCCAGAGCATGAGATGAGTGAGATTGCATTGCGTCCATCGTCGGCGCTATTAATTGCGACGCCATCGCCAATATCGATGTACTGAGGGTTCGCAGTGCTGCTTTGCCAATCTGCTTGTCCCACATAGATCGCATCGCCGCGAATTTCCTTAACGCGCCAACCGTGTCCGATGCGCAGATTCGTTGACCCAGCTACGCCGATAGGAATTACATGCTCGTTGTCGGCCATGTTGAGTCGGTTACCGTGAATCATCACATTTTCGAACGTAACTTCATCGGCTTGACCCACAACGATTCCAGTCCAGCATCCGCCAAAGTTCGGACTGGTTGTCACACCTGGCGATGCGATATTTGATGGAAGTTGGGTGTAACCCTGCCAACGCAACCGGGTACCGCTATAGTTCGAATCGAGCAAGACACCGCCGAACACGTACATTTGTCCTGGCGGCGGATCGAACACGAGAATCATGCCGCGATTCGTATAGATCCATTGTGCGACATTTGCCGATTGATCGCTGCCCGTTGGAATACCACTTTGTGATAGATAGACTTCGCGCGACATGCTCAATTCCTCACTATAGTATCGCCGATTGTTGGCGTCGGCGTAACGTTGCTGATGTCAATACATTGCGCAACAACATCAGCATGAAAACGGCGTTCGAATGGTACTTCGTCACCTTTTTTGAATTCGAATTCGCACCCTTCCGGCGAGTCAAATTCGTAAAAAATGGGTGGAAAAATTTCAACAATCGTGCCGTTGACTACGCGTGCATAAGTTTTCATTGACACAGTCCTTTGTTAAGCGTATTCGAAAATTACCACGACGCCAGCACTACCGGCCCCGCCATTTTGCGCTGCTGTGCTGCCGCCCGCGAGTGCGCCGCCGCCGCCGCCGCCCGCCGATGGCGATGCACTACCAGTATTTGTCTGCGTGGGCAACGAATTACCACCCGCGCCGTAGGAACTCGAACCCCCCGCACCCGAAACGAAAGATGTTGTGCCGCCAGCAACGCCCGGTGAGCCTTGTCCACCTTGTCCGTTAATGACGTTTCCGCCCGATCCGATGCCGCCATTGCCGCCAACTGATACGAATGGTGGAGCATTAACTGCCGTAGCGCCCGTACCACCTTGTAAACCGCCCGACGCCGAAAGCAACGCACCGAACGATGACGTACCACCGCTAGGGCTAGCCGCTGTACCGCCAGCACCGACAGTAATCGTTTGGCCGCTGAAACCGGAAGTTAACCACGATTCGGCATACCCGCCAGCACCGCCGCCGCCGCCAACGCCGACTTGGCCCGAGCCTGTAGCATTGGTGCTGCCGCCCGCTGCGCCGCCGCCGACCACACAAACACGGATACGGGTCGTTCCGGGGGTTGGTATGTATGTCGTGGAGCCAACTGCCACATAATGCGCGATGTTAAGCAATCGCCCGGTTGCTTGACCCAATTGCATCGCGTGATTGCTTTGCGTCGCGGTGCCTACCGGAGCGCCGCCGCCAGTAGCGAGCAACAAAATAGCTTCGCTAAAGTTAGTGCTGTACGCAAATGTTGCAAAACCGCCAGCTATAAGTTCACCACCTTGCAAAAGTTGATGACCCGCGCCAATGACGGTTTTAACTCCCAAACCGTTAACATTGATCGACGTACTACCAGTGTTGTTGGATGCGATACGAACCGTAACAACGAGCCAATCGCTATATGCTATCGGTGCGGGAGTCAACGTAGCGGTAAGCGCGTTTGCTGTACCGCCAGCAAGTCCGGCGTAGTTGAACGCACCGGCTTGAACTTGTCCAACTTGAGGTGCATGCGTTAGCGCCGTGCCAGGTGCAACGTTAAACACTTGCGACGATGAACCCGCGATCAATGCACGCAACGCGGTTTGCTGCGCGACAAGCAACGGCGTCATGATACTTGAATTATCTGTTCCTGCCGCCGCCATCGCCGACGTTGCGATCGGGTCAACGTCGATTTGCCAATTTGTTGTTGTGCCGGTCGGATCAGACAACGACGGCGTATTCGTATTGCCTTGCGTCAACGATACGAATTTCGTGAATGGCGCATTGCCGCTTGCCGACCAAAGCACGCGCGAACCCTTGCCGTAGGAGAATGCCGCGCCGCCGTTTTGCGCCGCCGTAATGAACTCGGGGCAACCGGTTTGTTGCAACGCTTGTAGCGCTGTCGTAATTTGCAGCAGCAACCAATTCATCGTCGATCGATCGATCGGCAGCGCGGCCGGATCGGTCGAAAGATTACGTTGATAGTTATAGTTCCATCCTTCTGTAAATGACACCGTGCCGCCAGTTTGTAGCGGATCAGGAATTGCGGTGACGTCACCGCTGAACGCAAACGGTATATCGAAATAGTGCTGGTTCATTTAGTTTTCTGCCCAAAAAGTACCGTTGTTGAAATTTTGGTTTGACGAGCCGAAGCCAAACGCGGGTCGAGTCGAAACAATATACTTGACACCGACGCCTGCCGGACGCGGCAATACGTCAAAGTTTTCAAGAATGAATTGTAACGCGCTGTTTGGCTGAAACCCGAACACGTACGTCACATATCGCATGTTGTTGCCATCGAGCACGTAGACGCTCCCGTATTGCCCAAGTATCGCTTTTATCCGCGCGTTAATTTCCGGCACGGTGCAACGACTTATCAGCTTGTAGTATTGCAACTTGAGCAATATGCGTTTCTGATCGATCGTAAGACCGACACCGGCTTGTGACACACCGAAATTCCCCTGATTGAAGTTCATACGACCATTCGTTATGGTCGTATTCGCTTTCAACTGCGGATTGAATACCGCAACCTGGCAAGTGCTCGATGTAGACGAAAGCAGATTGAATAGCGTTTGCGCTGCACCGAGCGTCGCCGTAAGCGTGACGGTCGTCCAAGCCGAGGTACTCAACGCGGGCCAGTTACCTAGCGTCGCACCATTGATATCGCTTGCGAGCGTCCCCTGAGTCCCACTAATCAGTTTCGCCTGAAACGATAGCGTGACCGTACCGGCCGGAATGCCCGATGCAACCGGCGACATCGACACCTTAGCGCCGCCAGTATTGCCGGTCAGGTTTAACAACACTGCTTTAGTTCCGCCGTTCGGGTCAGCTTGTCCGGATGTAATCGTGACGGTACCGGTATGGCCCCATGTGCCGCCAGTGTCGGCACGATCGGTTATCAGTTCCGGAAAGTCGAAGCCGAACTGAGGGCCGGTGTTTGCCGGAACGATAAGTTGCAAAGGCACGCCTAGAATTTGAGCCCATACCGACAGGCCGAATTCGTTAGCGGTATCGAGGTTGAAGACGTTCGTACACCAATCGGTCCAAAACTGCGTATGGTTTTGCTGGTACCAATTCTGTTTGGATTGAAGTAACGATTGCAGTATGTTGGCTTCATTGTGTCGCCACAGCAGCGCTGATAAAACGTCAACGCTGAAATCGAATTCTTCGATGCTTGTGCTCATTTATTGCACCGTGATCGTAAAGGCCGTATTGTTGGTCTGCGCACGCTGATTCTGCGCAATCGTTACATCGGTAGGGTTAAGAGAACCCGGCGCGGTTCCGATGTTACATACCATCACGATACAACCGGCACATCTTGCGACGACAGCAGCCGCGATTTCAAATGGGCTGACGTTCTGACCGATGCCGACCGCCGAGAAACCGTCAACGTTTCCAATGAAGTAATCCGCTACGGCTTGGGCCGCATCGGCTTGCAGATTGCCAGTGTACGAGCCTTGTTTGATCGTCATTGCGCCGTAGATAAATACGTACGTCGGCACATCATATTTAACGGTGTACGTTTGCCCGCTAGCTGGATCAACTACCGCGACGCTTTGCGCCCCGTTCCAATTCGCACCATCCGTCTTGTTTCGCAAAAGCGACATGCCGATCTGTTGCGGCGTCGCGGTCCCGTCTACACAAGCCCAAATGCTGTGTGCAACCATCGATATGCCGTTAATGGTCTGAGTAGTGTCGGCAATGTTTTCGAGGAACGCGACCGACGTAACGACGAGATTGTTGTTTGAGTCGCGCAAGTCGTATAGATCAGAAATCTGACCCTGACGCGTGCTGATACCTTGCTTGGCAAGCGTATTGTTACGACGTGCGCGCAACTGCGCGTCGGTTTCCTGGTTGCTGCCGACCGTCGTAACTGATGCGGGCGTACCCGACTGATTGTTAGTAACAGTTTCCCAACCGAGGATAGAATCGACCGGCCAATTAAGGGCACCGCTAACGCATGCGATCGGACCAGACACGGTGCAAATGAACGTTCCATATCCCACGCCGAGACCTGAGCCATTGTTTGCAAGTGTGACGCCAGTTTGCAAGGTGAATATCGTTCCGCCTTGTCCGATCGACGCTCGCGTACCGGCAGGCAAGTTAGTGTTAATGACGCCCGTCAACATTACGTTGATTACTTTCGTCGGCGTTGCAGGCGCACGAGTGAGCCCAAGCAACGCACACAGCGCATCGAGAAATAAACCCCCTGCCTGATTCGGATTGATTTGATTGGCGATTTTCGCATTCGCTTTCACGATCGATGAGCGTGCGCTTACTTCACCGGTGATTTGCGCCCCAGTGTACGTGCTCGGATCGGTGCTTACGTTTGCGCCGGTTGCCGTCTTCCATTCTTGCTGCACGTCAGCCAAAACGTTCGATGTGTCAGGCACCACGACACCCGTTTCGGCGATGTAATCATATGCGTAGGTCATTAGATAGCCCCTGTAATCGTTGCGGTTCCGTCGCTCGACTGAATAACAATCGAATAGTTTAACGTGCCGCCATTCTGATACATGTCGAACGATTGAATCGATGTAACGTTAGGCGTTGCAAGAATGATAGCCCGCGCCGCCGCTTCGAATTGGTGCGGGTTGAACGTATTAAATGCGGTATCCATCGTCGGCATTCCTTGGTCTGCCGCATATTTCATTTCCTTGCGTTGCGCTTCGATGCGCGATTTACACAACTGCGCCGTTGCTGCTGCACCGGTCAGTACGGCTAAATCTCCGGTTGTCGGATCGATATAAATATCGCGGTTTGCATTCTCTGCGAAAACAAGTGTCATACGACGCCCCCTGTATTTCCGCCTTGCGGATCGGTATGGATATGATTCATGAACTGGCGACCGTTAATAATCGTGTTCGCGGGCAAATTGACAGTGCCGGTCGTCGTCGAACCACTGCTGCTAGTCGTCGCCTGGTTGTACGTTGCAGTATTAACGGTCATGACACCGGCGTTATTTATTGTTAACGTCGTCGAGTTGATGTCGATTTCCGCCGCAAACAACTGAATCTTTCCCGCCGACATAACAATGCGCGTCGTACCATCTAGACTGCTAATCACCATCGCACCCGCGTCAGGTGTAAAAGTGTAATTATCGAACACGTCCGGCACGAATCGACCGTGTTCGAATGAGTGTAGCCGTCCGTCATTGGGTGACGATTGCTGCGCGCTTTGCAGAAACAACGAAATGTCGCGGTCGCTCGCTTCGATCCATCCGATATCGTTAGCGCCGAGCGGAAAATTAACAAAGAAATTTCCGCCGCCGAGCGCAAGTACCGGTACTGCTGCAATTGGCGCACGCCCGACGCGCTGACCGTTAGTGCCAATGATGCTAATCAACGGTTGCACGATAGCGCGATTTGTCGCGCGGTTATAGCTGATGACCTTAGCGGGCAACTGACCGTCCACTTTCTGCATCATCTTTTGAAAGATGAACGCGAGCGCGCCGCCTAAGTCCCCATCGATCGATGGCGGTTTTGATGGTATTTCCGGTGTACTCATTGCGGTAGACTCTGAGCCCAAAACATTTGTGGATACTTCGTCGCTTCGATTACGTCATAGAACGGAACGTCACGCGTAGCGATTTCGAAGCCGGTACGATAGATTGTATAGTCCCCATTCAATGATGGGTTCTGCACGCTAGTTAGTCGAAGCGTGCCGCCGAGTTGCACACCTGGCGAAAGTAACGCTTTCACTCGTATGCCGTATTCTGTTAATTCGACTTGCCCAATCATACCGTTAGCTTCGGACAATTCGTAAATCGCGTTTTGCAGTGCTACACCCTTGTTTTTACAAACCAATGTGTTGTCATCGACATATGCGTCGATTGCACCCAGCTTTTGCAATCGCTGCACCTGGCCTGTCATGCTACCGGTATAGGCATAGTTGGCAATGTTGCGGTCCGTCGCTTCGAAGCGAAGATTAAGACCCATTTGTTTAGCGATGTCCGCACCGATTTGTGACAATGGTGCAGTGACGGCGTACGACTGCGCGACAAGATCATTCTTGAAAAACTGCATCGTTCGCGAACGAATTTGCATGATGATGTCCGGCGGTTGTGTCGGAACCGCACTGACAATATCGCCTTGGTATCTTAGAAACAAACCAGTACTTACGCGTCCCGCCCATACCTGTACAGATTTACGCGCCTGATTGTAGTCAAATGGCGTTAGATTCGTGGCAAGCGCATTGCGCAAATCACGCGATAGATTGCCTACTTGCAAATTGCATTCGTTTTGCGTCACGTCCACGAATTTGCTACCGTTCGCTATGATGTACGGCGGATTCTTTGGATCGCTCGACGTATCGATAGTACTGCTTTCAGTACCGTACGTGAATACGAGTTTTACAATTCGGTCATCAAACATTTATGCCGCCTGATTCGGTGCGAGTGTTATCGCCGTCGCGGCTGCTAGATTTGCTGCGCGCGCTTGTGCCATTTCAGCATTGCTCGCGTAAAGCAATACGTCGCCTGCACCAAAATTCGTATACGTCGGGTTGTTACCGCTCGCGGTCTGCCATATGAAATTACCGCCGATGCTTTCAAGATACGAGTACGGGAGCACCATTTGTCCCACGATGCAACGACACGATGACGCAACTACGTTGCCGTTGATAGTAACGTCCATATACATCATGTCGTCCCCATCAAACCATACGCGAATATCGTACTGCTGACCGTCTGCGACGAATCGCGTTTGCTGTAACGGAATAGCCTGCAATGTGACTGGCATCATTAGAAGATACCCCCAAGGTAATTCGTTATCTGATACAACGCCGATTGGTGTGGTTGCTGTGTACCGGTATTAACCGTGCTTTGGTCGGCCGGTTGTTGCACATTCGACGCGGTGAGCGCCTGATATTGCACTACCACCTGTTGCACTTCATGCAGCTTAACAGCGAGCGGTATCGCATCGAACATATCGGGCGATTCTTCGTGCGGCATCGCCTCGATAAGCATGTTCGGGAAGACGTTCGCTTTCGTCTGAATCGATACAAGATTGCCGCTTAGAAAGCACGCTTCAATGGCCTTATACACCGCTTGATACTCACCATCGCTCGCAAGTATCAACGATAGTTCGATTTCAACCGGCTGAAAGATCATGAAATCTTGTACTAACGCACCCTGTTCTATCGGGTGCGACATGACTTTCGCATCGCGCTTTATGTTCGCTTTGACCGGTCGGGCCGTCGAAAACAATTGGTCGTACGTGTCGTTGTCATAGATGCCGACGACATCCACACCAAACAGTGACATTACGCTTTGAACAAAGTTCGTCGCCGAGCCTATGACGCCTTGTACGTTTCCCGCCGTCCGTACGATATCTGTAAATGACATGATTACCCCGCTATGCCGTCGTCGTGTTGATCGATCGCGTTGTTGATGTGATGCGCAAGCGCATCTTTAACGGCTTTTGCCGTCGCCTGCGGATCATTAGCACCATGCACGTTGATGTCGCCGACTGTAACCTGTACCGATCGCGCGCCGCCTACGGTAGCGCCAGGTTGCGCAAGTGGTGCAGCGCTTGCCATCGCTAACTGTGATCGTGCGCTGAAAATTTGATTGGCGAACATTTCCCGACGCGCTAAATTCGCTTCGGCGGTGCCGGGGCGCTCGTAATACTTCGAATGAATATCAGCCGCTTCGGCAGCACTCGTGGCGGCACGCAAGCGACGACCGGCGCTTTGTTCTTTACCGTTCGTTACCTCATATTGAAAGAACTGCAATTGTTCATCAAGCGTGGACCCTTCAAGCGGATGTCCAGCCCACTGCTCAAAGTCCTTACGGCGTGAACCGAGCCATTGTCCGAGCCCATATGCGCCCGATGTCGGATTGCGAGCGTCAGCGCGCCCTCGGCTTTCTTGCATGAATGAGCCCGCAATACCGGCCGCTTGTTCTTGGGTCCATCCCATCGAAACCAGCTTATCGGCAATCTGCCTACCGGTTGCCGTACTCGGACCTAGCTTTGCGACAGTTTCTGGCGATGGCGACTTTTGCGGTTCACCCCTGCCCATCGTGTGATTCCACGCGTCGAAAACACCATGCGCGACTTCTTTAACGCCGCCGAAGACATTTTTAAACGCACCTCCAAGCCGTTCGCCGATCGCTGCGACCTTCTGATTAAGCGTATCGAGCGCGGCGGACGGTCCGCGAACAAGAACTGTTGCGAAGAATTCCAGCATTGCCGCAAGATAGTCCCAAACGCTTTTTATGGTTGTCAGGAACAGGAGCAAATCAGCACGCAGTTCTTTAAATACACCTTTTACGATTTCACCGGCTGCGGGCCATTTTTCGAAGATTTCACCAATGAGTGACTTTTGACCGGCGCGGTATTTCTCGATATCGTCAACGACAAGACCGATAGCCAAACCGAGCGCGACGAATGGCGCTGCGACCGCAAGAACGGGCGCAATAAGCGCCCACAGCGCCCCGGCTGCTGTGATGAGCGGCGGCACTAGCACCGCACCAACGACGAGCCCTATCGCGGTGAATGTTGCGACGGCGACGGCTTTATGTTCGCGCAGCCATGTGATCATTTGATCTAGATGTTGCACTACCCAAGTGAAGGCGGGTAGCAAATCCATCGCGATTTCGCGCTTTACTGCATCGAATGACATCGCTAGTTCTTTTTGCGCGATGGTGTACTTTATCGACGCGTCGGCCTGCGCTTGCGTTATGGCGTGCAACTCGCGCTGCTTCGCGATCATTTCGTCAAATCCGCGCTTACCCTGCGCGAGCAATTGAATCGTGCCTTGGTCGAGACCGAGTCTTTGACCTAAGAAAATTTGTTGTGTCTTATCCAGTTTCGCAAAGTTATCCGCGATAGCCGACAATGCGACGGTCGGGTCTTTGATCGCATCATGCATCGTTTGGGCTGATGCTCCGAGAGACTGAAACGCCATCGTCATCGGACTAACGCCCATCGTGCCGAACCGTGCAACCTCCACGAATCCGTCACGCAACTTGCTGAGTGTTGATGTTGCTTGTTCGGCTGTGCCGCCCATCGTCACGATTGACGCTTGATACGCCGACATCGTTTCAACGGACATGTTAATCGCGCGGGCTTGCAGTCCAACCGCGGCCGTGTGTGCGGCGGTATCATTCACAAGCGTCTTAACCGCACCTAGGGCGAGCACTCCGGCCAACGCCCCGGCAGCGTTCTTCGCCATGTTCACGAAGTTTGCTGCCAGCTTGTCAGCCGACATATCAACATCATCGATCGCTTTTTTCAGCTTCTTTGCAGACGCTTCGCCCGCTTCGGTTCCTTTTGTTACTTTCGAAACATCCGCCTCGAACATGAAAAAGAACGTATCTAAGATATTCACAGTTGAGTGCTCCGGTACTAACGCTGCGCTTTGCGTTGCGCTTCTTCGTTGGCAAGGTATTCGTTTGCTTTGCGCACCATGATCGATTCGTACATGTTCATTGCATCTTCAAGCGTGTACACGGTGCGCAACTCATTCAGGGACGCGCCGCCCCGTCCTTGTTCGCTTGTAAGACAGGCGATAAATCCGTCAACGTTTTTTGCAATAAGTTGACTACCTGGCTCGTTACGCGGTCGAGGATACCGGATAGCTTGCCGTTCCCGAAAAAAGAGAAATTGTAGTTAAGCATGGCCCATTCGAGCCGCATCAAGTCTTCCGGCGTCACCACATGGTTATCGACGAGTTGGCGCGATATCAGTTTTTGCGGTTCATCACGCCCTTCGATGACCACACCAACATGCGCCATAATTTTCAACATCAGCGCTTCGTTTGTACTGTAATCGCCGACCTTTGGTAGCGCGCTTGTCGGGTACTGCATGATGATTTCCCGCCCAATCGTTGCAGGAAACTTCGACAGCACGAATCGACCGCCTCCGCGTGCGATCGGTCCGTCTTCGAACTCTTTGGGTTCTAGCATGATGGGTACTCCGTAAATGAAAAGGGCCGCATGTAGCGGCCCTTGTATTATCGCACCGACGAACTATTCGTTAGATCAGACCAGCGCGGGCGATGGTGATGTTTTGAAACGCGAACTTGTATACCTTCGACTTCATGCGGCCCGCCGAGTTGATGCTGTTGCTGATCGCGCCGGACAGTAGCTTACCGTGGTCCAAGGTGACGATTGCGCCGGACGGATACTTGCCGACGAGCGTCCAAACGTCGAGCGCCGATTGTTTCGATTTGCCGACGCGGTTAGCAGCAAGCGCTACTGCGAGGTTCATATCGTCCACGCTTTCCGGAATTACGGCCAGGTTGACCGGCAACGGCTTCGCCTTACTCCACGAAACCATATCACCGTTCAGCCCCATTGCAACCTCGGCAATGTCGATGTCCGGAAAGTCGAGCGGGTCAGCGTCATCCGCAAATTGTTCCACCGTCAATGCTACCGGATAAGTAACGGTGGAACGCAACGTGATGACTAACCCAAATCCACCAATTTCACCATTCATAGCGTTTTACTCCAAAGTTTGTTAGATCAACTGATGCGAACCGACGATCGTATTGATTACGTCGTCCTTGCGGTAGATGATGGTGTAATTGAGCGTATACGTCGTCACACCGTTATTAACGGTCGATGTGATGTTTGTCGTTTTCCAGTAGCCGACGTTTTGCACTTGTTGCCATGCGGTCGAATCGTTCGTCTGCTGTGTAATGTAAATTTGCTGCGTGATCGTCAACGTCGAATTTGCAAGAATCGTTCCGTTGCGAACGGCAGCATTGATTGCATCTTGCAAGACAAGTTCGCACATTACTTGTCCGCGCTTGTTGGCCGGAATCTGCCCGACCGACAATTGCAGATTCATCAAGTTCGAACCGGCTAAGTCTTTGAACCATTGTTCATTAGCGAACACGGTAGACGTAACGGGGGCGGTCGCACCACCACACAACACGCCGCGCTGATAGAACGCCAGTTTCTGACCCGCAGTTTGCGTCACGCCGTAGTAGTTCACACGTGCCGTATCGAGTGCATCGGACTGCACCGTGCCGGGGTTATCGGTGATGCTGGGCGTATAGGTGCCATTTTGCTTGAACATGAAGTTCACAGCACCATTGACGGCGTTGTAGTTGATCGACGCATGAATCGCCATTGGCAACATTTCGAGGTACTGACGTGCGCCTGTAATGCCGATGTCTTCATATTCCAAGCCGACGCCAGCAATACCAATCAGCGCAGCACTCCATGTGCTCCAAGTCGTCGGCGTCACGTAGATGCGGAAGATTGCCATCACGTTCAGCGCCGCGTTCGCCTGCGCGACTGCCGTAGCATCTGACAACGTCAACGCGGCAACGTCGTCATAGCAGAATTCACCAAAGTTGTTATTTAGGTTGTAGACACGCGAGTATCCAGCAACGCGCGTTTCCAGCAACGATGCGTCATTGACGAGCGCACCCTGCGAAGCATACCAACCGAGCGCGGCCGCAACGTCAGTTGCGGGTGTTGCGCCGGTCGGCGTCACTACCTGGAACGTTTCGGTAGCCGTGACGGTCGAGGATGCGGTGAAATCGAACGCTTGCGCCGTCGAGTTCCATGTGACAGTACACGTTGCGAGTTCGCCGTTCGGCGCTTGTGCGGCGGCAGCAACGAGCGCCGTTTGAATCGCCGTAGCAACTGCCGTCAGCGTCGCTGCTGACGATAGATTGATACCCGAAACATTGACCGTCGTTGCGCCGAACTTAAGCGACAACACCCCCGCCGTAATAGCGTTCAGAGTTGCAAGGGTTGCGACCGATGCTTCGCCGTAGATCGTCGCGGGCTGATTGGCTTGGACCCATCGAGCGAACTGCAACGCTTGCGGCGCAGTGCCGAGCGGCGACTGATAGCCGAAGTAGTTCAACGCGCGTTGATATTCTTCCGATGTCGTGCCGAAGAATGTTCCCACATCGGTAGGGTTGGCGAACTGCAAAATAGCGTTCGGGCCGATTAACGGATTGGTCGTAAACACTCGGCCGCACCATTGACGTTGTGGCACTTGCGCGGCAGCACCAACAACAGAATTGATATTAATATACTTCTGAAAACGGATCATATTTTGCTACTCCGTAACGATTAGATGCGTTGAATGTTCGGATCGAACACACCGATAACGCCCGTAGACGTGACATACTCGTCCTTGTGCGTGAATATAATATCAAATGGTGCCCACGCTACATTTTGTGCGCTCGAATCCTGAAACCATATCAGTGGCAATTCCTGCACGCGAAAAACGTTAAATCCGGCTGCGACGAATGCCGCTATATTTGCCTCATCCGTCATGATGCTATTGGCCGCGCTCGCAAGGTCCCCCGACGTTAGGCCGGTCGGATTGCCGGGGCTAGCATTCGTCACGCAACCTGCGATTTGAAATCGCGTATGTATCACTTGCGTTTTCGTCGTGTCGAATGCACCGCTAGTTTGATTGAATGTATCGCGATACGTTGGCCATCCAAAAGGCTTACGAGAACTGATTGAATGAAACACCGTAGGGGATGAAGGTGCAACGAACTGGCGCGGTTGGTTGTTTTGTTTTACTCCAGCAGAAATACCGCGAGCGGCAAGCCCAGCGACGAGCGTTGATTGTATGACTGTCTGAATCTGATAATCAAACATTTGTTGTTGCTCCCGTTGCGGGACCGATGTCAATGCCTATTACGTATGTCCATCCGTCAATGTTCGTCCAAGGCGTATCGCCAATCAATTGATACCGCCTCGATTTGCCCGTCACAAGCGAACCATCTTTGTTGACGGGCCATTCGATGACATCGCCCGAGTTATCAGGACTGCGTGAAATTGATTGTGCGTTGACGTTCGGCACGAACCAAGTAACGTATGACTTCTGCCAGTCGAGCCCCCACGCCTCATATCTATTACGCGGTACGGGCTGCACGCTGCCAAGCATGATGGTCTGATGTGCAGCATACGTTACAGTTTCCAGGCCGGTCGGTCCCGCGCCGATCGATTGATACTGAAACCAATTGACGGTCTGCGATCCAATGACCGACAACGCAGTCATGAGAAGGTTGGAGCCGGGGATCATCATTGCGGGTTCTCGTCCACTTTGTTTGGTTCCTGCTCGTTGACGCTAAATGAAATCGTTGCGCGCATATAACCAGTGTCATTGAGCGGCGCATCCGCGATACCTGCCGCCGCTTGCTGTGCTGCATCGGGATTGTTCTTAATCAGCGTCGCAATCTCGCCGATCGTCTTACCCGTCACTGCTTTGCCATCGCGCCGATACGCACGCGCAATAAGCGTTATCAACGACAGTCCGCCAGCACGCGAAATGTCGGCAATCTTCTTTTGGATATCCGCGCCGACCTGGAGCCCGACAGCCGTCAATGCTTCCTCAGTCGTCATCTTTCCGGTAACGACGCGCTTAGACAGATTGAACATTAGTTCGGACCATTCCTTGTCACGTTCATCTGCTGTCGTCTGCATAAACGGACGCTTGTGCGGCCCTAGTTCATTGATCGCGGCAACGTATGCAACCGGTGTCGAATTCGCGTCCGGATACTTCGACGATGAGAACCAACCGACGCGCACGTTCGCGTCGGCTAGTTCGGTCAATGCTCGTTTCAGTGGCCCGGATGCTGGCCCGGACACGCGGCGCATTTGAGCCATTATCGGAACCGCCCTCCAACCTTGCGAAACCCCCAACGTTCCGGATTTCCTACCGCCGAGTAGAATCCGCCAGCAAACGCAGCACGCGCGAGCGCAAGCACTTGCTTACCATACGGCGTCGTCGCGAGCCAATACTGAAACATGTTCTTCACTGGCGGGGCGAGCAGCGAGACACTTACTTTGTCAATGGTGCTCGATGTGACGATAACGGTGTCCTGACCGTTCGCAATCATGGCTTGCTGTTGTGCAATGTGCGCGGTCAACAAATTCAGAATCAAATCTAAATCACTACCACTGAAACCGCCGCACCAGTTGTCGTTCCCTTCATTCGCCATCGGCAACGCCATGTTGAAATAGACCTGCAACGTCGCTTCGGGGGGCGACGTTGCGAATGCGGGGCACTGCTGTTGAAACAGTGCGTAATTAAATGTATGCGTCGCCATCCCTCAATGCTCCGTTATTAACGGTTGGACAGTTGTTGCGCGACCCAACCCGTACCAAGGTCTTTAGATTCGGTAGGAATCGGCATGGAGCCGTCCTTTGCATCTTTTTCGAAGTCGGCAGGCGTGAGCGGTCCGCCCGGATCGCGCGGGTTCATGTCGCTGACCATCTTGTCGATGTCGTACTCCTTACGCTCGACACGAATGCGTCCACTCTCGACGAACTTTTTGAAGTGCTCCAAATCTTTGATTGCTTGATATTCTTCTTCTGTGATCGGCGTGTGTACACCTTGCGGCGTGATGAGATTCTTAGATGCGATGCCCGCACCGCCTCGGACAAGAACTTCACGTTCGACGACCGGCAGACGACCCATTTGCGACGCGTCGGTAGCATCCGGCATTTGATATTTCACGAACTTTTGCGGACTTGCCAACGTGCTGTAGATGTGAACCATTCCTGACGATTTCTCAGCGACTTGCGTTTTTGCCATGATTTTTGCTCCGTTAAAAACAAAGGGGATGCCCCGCAGGACATCCCCAATTCTACAGGACCGGTCGTGCGTTACTTACAGGCCGGTAAAGCGTGCGACTGCATAGGGACGTTTGCACATCACACCCGCAGTCGCGTTGGCGTAGTCTTCGACATACGACTTTGCACGCTTCTCTACGCCGAGCGCTTGGAACTTCGACGGAACTACTTGAATGAACACTTTCCCATCGTCGCTCGAACCGTCGTCGATGCGCTCGGCGTAGACGTACATCGACGACGCACCCCCGTTTGCGTCCGTCAGTTCGGGCGCGGTGACGATACGCAAGTTCGGATAGTTTTCACGAATCCATTCGCGCACGCTGATACCGCCGACCGATTGCGTAACGGTCAGGAATTGACGCTTACCCATCGGAATCGCCATTGTGATCGGCGACTTTTCGACATCGAGCGTGTCCATGCTCTGCACTTCAAGCGTGTACATAGCGAGCCGGATATCGGCCGTAATGTCGTTAAACGTCTTCGTATTCCACGATGGCGAACCCGACGTTGCACCATTCGGCAACGTCGTATAGGCAGGCAGCGAAGGATCGTTTAGGAAACCATACGTGCGGCCCGCGCCGTCGTTGTAGCCGTAGAAGCCGACGCGATTGCGTTGGATGTCGAGCGCACGGCCCGCTTGCCCGCGCTTTTCGCCCGACGACGATACGCGCATGCGTGCTGCCCGCGCTTCTTCAAGCAGACCAACGAGGATGCCCATTTCGAAGCGAACGACAGTGCGCCATTCGAAATTAACGTTCCACGAAGACAGGGGGATATTGTTGTAATCGCCGTAGGGCACGGCGTTACCGGTTGGCTCCAACATACCCTGGACGATCTGCTCGTCTTCCCACGAGCCAATTGTCGCCATCCCGATCAATTCGTCGATCTTGCGAGCGGCCGAAATGAAGTTGACGAAACCGGGCATCCACGCCTGCAAGAACTGCACGAGTGCCGGGATTGCAGCCGTTGATTGGATTTGCGACGGAACCGGTAGGATGCCGACATCATTACTATCCATCGTCGCCGCCATTTGTACCGCTTGTGCGAGTTCGGCGATGTACGACTGATCAAAACCGATACCAATCTGACGCAACGCGTTGTACTCGGCGACGTCTTCTGCCGAGATTTCAAACGGTTTCCAATTCCGACCCGACAGGGACGAATGAATCGGCGAAACGTCTTTTTCCGTAAATTTCAACATGTTTTGCATACTCCGTTGATGTTTGTGTGGTTGCTTTACAGCGCGACCTTGAGCAGAATCAGCGCGCCGCCTTGCGACGACTGGCCGTAATCTTCGACCCATGCGTTAAGCAGCGTATTGTTAGCATCGGCAGTGCCTGCTGTAGCGGGAATGGAAATCTTGCCATCCGCTTGTGCGAACTGCACTTGCAGACCGGCCGCTGCTGCCTTGGTCCCATAGAGCGGGCACACCACTTTCGCGAATTCCACGAAGTCTGCCGTGATGTTGTTGGGCAGCGTGAAAACCGGATCGAGCGGGCCGATACTATCGCCCATCGAAACATGTTGCTTGGGGTTCGCGAGAATACCCCATACCGCGCCGGTACCACCTGCACCGACCGTCTTGTTGTCGCCGTTAAGCGTGAAGACTCGACCGAACGCGTTGTTGGTCGCCGAACCACTATTCAAATAGCCGATGTGCGCGCGAAGCGGACCATCGCGCATGATTTCGCCGGGAATGCCGAACCCGAAATCGTAATTAATCGTGGATTGAAAAGAAGGCATGTTGACAGACTCCTATGATGTTCAGTTGATTACGAGCGTTCGGCGAGTTGCGCTTTCAGGAACGACGGCTTGCGACTTGCGTCGGACGAATCCCCCGCATGTGCGACCGGTTGTTTATGGGCCGGAGTACGACCGTGCAACCATGCCGTTAGTGCTGCGATTTCGACGCCCTTATCGGCCGGGATTTCGAGCTTTTGCACCGCATATTCGGCGACTTCCTGAGCGTCCATCGCGTGCGCGACATGCTCAAAATCGGCAATGAACGGCGATACTTTCTTGACGAGTGAATCGCGCTCGGCGACGGTCCGCACGACATCTTTGGAGTCCATACCGCGACCGATGCCCGCGAGTGCGTTCTTGACGGCCTTATCGATCATGGTTTTGATTTCAGAAGCGTCCATACCCTTCCCTTCCGGTTCCTTATCCTTGTCGTCCTTATCCAGCCCGTTCGCGCCACTGGTGCGCTTGTCACCTGGCATCTGTTCGGTATCGCCGACCGGCGTTGCCGGTACGCCCGTTTCCTCGTCAAGCCCGAGTTCTTCGGATTCACCGACCGCTTTGATTTCCTCCAACGCTTCAAGCAATGGTGCGGCCGATTTGATGGCTTCTACCGCCGCCGCCATTTCGCCGCCTTCGTCCTTGCCGTCCTTAATTGCTTCTTCGGCGTCCATCGCGAAGGCCAACAGACGGTTTTTCACCGTGCCGACCAACGAACGCGACTTTGCTTTAATCAGCGCTTCCTTCGCTTTCTTGCTCATAAGATATTTCTCCGTTGTTGAAAATCCATCCATAACCGCAACTTCCGGCCCCATACGCCCATCATCGACGGTTGCTAGATGGTTAAAACGAATGCGCCGTTGCACGTAAGTATAAGGCACACCGTTAAACACTCCCGGCGCATACTCGTATATGCATCGGTATCCAAGTGACAATTCGGCTTTGCCCGAAGCAATAGCCGTTGCGAGAAACTCGGACCAACACATGATGTTGGTTTTGAGTGTGCCAAATCCGTCTTCCGGATCGAACCATCCACGCTCGCCAGTAACGCCGCGCGCTTGTTTTTCTTCTATCTGCTTTGTGCCCCCCGTACCATCACCAATCATCGTATGATCGATAATCCACGGTTTTAGACGCAAGGACGCAATACATGCCGGGTCGCTCAGTTCGTCAGCGGGGCGATACACTGCAAAGAACTTGCCGCCGTTACCTTTGGCAACTTCCTGCGGAATGCTACGTCCTAAATAATTGAACACTCCTACCTTCGAAACAGGATTGTCCATTACTTCAAAGAAACCGTTAATATCGTATTGCTTCGCGCTGTCCGACTTGTCGGACGCCATCGCATTAAAGACGCACGCGAGAACGTTAGGCGTGCAACCATGCAACGGCGTAGGCAATGCGTCGAGCGCAAACCACCCCGAACCGATATGCTCATCGTTCAGGACGGCTTCGAACGGTTCAACGTCGGCAAAGAACGCGTGAAAGAATCCATCAAAGATACCTACACTCGTCATGTCGCCTTGGTGCGCGTGCTGCGTTTCTTCGATGCTTTCGCGTCGCGCCGCCTGTTCGGCGGTTTCGCCTTCTTCGACCGTACCGGCCGGGAAACCCCATTCGCCGTTAGGACGTTGCAACAACAGAATTTTGCCGTTAGCGTGAAATACGGTTCCCGCAGCCGTCGCCGAATCGTTAGCAACAGAATACGCAATCGCTACAGCTTGCTTTTGCGGTTTGCCTGCCGCAATTTCGGTCTTAACGTTTTGTTCGAACGCTTCTTTGCTGCCGCTATGATTCAATGGCATGAAATCACCCCACTACCCAAACGTTACCGTTACAAAATACGGGAACAGTGTTAGAACTTCCGCCTGCTACAGGATTGTTCCAAGTCGGATTTGCCGCATCCATCACGAACGCGCGAGCGCCTTTAAGCGCGGTGCTCGCTGCCGGTAACGTCGCTACGGTATAACCCTGCGAAATCGTCAACGGGCCGTTCGTACCTCCAGGCATCGAGACCGCGCCGGTAAGAGTCGATGTGTTTGTTACGCTTAATGTGCCAGTGACAGCCGTAGCGCTGTTGAGATTGATCCCGCCGCTGCCTTGGGTGCTGATGTTCAGGCTGACGTTGGAATTCGCGCCATTCGTTGTAAGTGTCGGCGTGCCCCCATTAGCTGATGGCTGCAACGCAATCCCATTGCCGCCACTTTGCGTCACTCCGAGCGTACCGGTATGAGTCCAAGACCCCGAGCCGCTATTCGACGTGATGCCAGTGATGCCGCTTGCTTGACCGCCGCTGATGTTCAGGGCTGTTGCGAAAGCCGTATAGCCGTCATTAGCGAATCTTAGTTGCATCCCGCCGTTGATGAAAAGCCAATCGGCTGAACGATTGTTTGCCGCACGCGTGGAATCGTACAACGACACCATGCCATATGTACCGCCATAGTTCAGGTTGACGCCCGA